CTTTTTTTTTAATTGTTACCCCATTCATTTTGAAGTCCCTCCATTTCGAAATCTAATTCTTCTGATAACCAATCTTCTATGCACGCAAAACACGTTGCGGTAGGACTCCGCTCCCACGCCTCAAAATCCTTATGGCAGAGCCCTTCATCTTCTTTCGTCATAGAATACTGATAATTATACAGATAAGGGCAGCTTATCTGTTTCACTAAAACGTTTCTATATACAGCATCGGTAGCAGTGCCACGCAACACTTCAATCAATCTATCTCTATTTGTCATCTTCCACCTCCATCAGTGGGCAGTTGTCTGGTCTTTTTTCGCCGTCGTAATACCACCCATCGCCTTTACACCCGTCAACGTCGATTCTCTCGCCGCATAGTTCGCATAAATCCATCCATCCGTCACGCGGATGCGGTCGACTCACGTAATAACAGCAACCTTCACACTGTTCAGGGACCTCTTTGAATTCCGTTCTAATTACTACCATCCTCTTCCTCCTCTGCCAGTTCGCAGTACTTCCACCTCACGTAGTCCCCACCGGAGACTGTTTTGCTTGTCGCTCCATCACACCACGTCATAAATCTGTGTGCACGGTCATAATCGTCGATTCCTTTGAAATACATCAAAGTCCACTCTTGTTCCTCTCTGTCACGAACCCTTACCAGCGTGTCAACTGGTACATTATCCCAGTCCACTTCGGGTTCTTCGTACTCTTCATCAAGCCAAAGCTGTAGTGCCGTGCCACAAGTAACACAAGTCATTTTGCAGTAACTTTTTGAGTCCTTTCCGAACATCCGGAATACCTCGTGCTTTTTCACGAATTCACACAGCTTACCGTCCTTCTTGATAACATTTATCAACTCGTTTTTGTATTTTTCTCTATTCTTCACTATTCTTCCTCCTCACTCATAACCAAGTTGTCGTTGAATAAGAAATCTAAAGCATAACTCAAGCCGAATGTCTCAAACATGTATTTTCTGTAAATTGATGTGTTCTTTTCGCAATGACGATGATGATAAATATTAACCTCCAAACAATAATCGTTGTCTATGATGATTTTCTCGTCTGGGAGGAAATTTAAGCCCGAAATCTCAATCTTACCACGCAAAGTGATTTTATCGTCGTCTCTATAAATGTCTAAAGCTAAAATCTTTTCGCCATCTTCAAGAAATAACTGATAAATTTCTTTCAATTGTTCATTAGTTAGCTGATTTACATATTCCCTACACATGTTGTTCCTCCCTCAAACTTCTGATATGTTCCAATCCTTGCTTCCGGTAGACTTCTTCCAGCTCTTCGAGCATTACCTCAACTTTGTGGCAGCCTACCAACATTCCATAGTGCAGTGTATTGCAATTCCTTCTTCCAGCAAATTCTTCTTCGATTTCGCTCTCCAATCTTCTAATTTCCGTTCTCACATCATCGATATCAACCCACATAAGCTATCCTCCTTACCAATCGAAATATTCCATGTTATCCATCATCTTTATCACTACCCATAAATAGTATGCTTCTGGGTCCTCTTCCTTCTCGCTTATATTTTCCATTCGTACTCGCTCTTTAAGTTGTCTTCTCAGTTCGCCCCACATCGACTCATAATCTCTGAGCATTATTCGCACCTCCTAACGCTCATTTAACACTTATTTCTTGACTAACTTATAACTTCTAAACACGCTCCAAACGCTTATATTTCAAGGTTTTAACGAATTTCCTTGACTAATTCCTTGACTTAATACATCAACTAATACATCAACTAGTCTTGAGTAATTGTTGCGTAATTCTTGAGTAATTACGCAACAAATTACGCAACATGCAACTATCTATCTAACGGGCAATCTTCCGGCTTGATTGGTACATTCTTACGCAAATCGCACTCATCCCATCTTTCGCCGAATTCGTCACACCACTCTTCCCGGTGTTTGCAATTGGAACATTTGTTCTTCGTCTTGTATGGTAGTGGTAAGTCCATCCACGCCATCACATTTTTGGATTGATAGAATCTATGTCCGTTCGGTGTTACTGAAATATGGTCTTCGAACTTTTCTTCAATCCAACAGGAAGTGACGTATGTTTCGCCGTCTTCCTCATCGAATACCGTGAAAAGAAGCTCTTCGTCCAGTGGTATTCCGTTCAAATCTCCGTCAATAATCGGAGTCCATTTCATTTCCATGTTTACACCTCCCTGATTCTAATTCCGTACTGATATAACATCAGTTTCCGCTTGATAATGTATTCTTTAGTTCTATAGCCCTTCACGTCCTCCACGACGGTTTTAATCCCCTCTTCATACGTGAAATCCGCTTTGTAGGAACATTCACGCTCAATCAACTTCCCGCTCTCGTCACGTTGGGACGGGATAAGCACAAACTTAACTTGTCTGCTCAGGTTCTTAATCACTCCAGCCTTTTCCAGCAGTAAAAGCTCCTGATAGCGGTTTGCTTCCTTCTTCGAGTCGAACTTCTGCCCGCCCACGACTGTCTTCTTGCTGTTGTACTTGCTCACTCTGCACCGCCCTTCACTTCAATATCCACCATGTAGCCCAATATATGTGCTATTTCGAGGAACTTGTACCATGTGATGTTCTCACCGTGTTCCCAGCGGCATACCGAACTAACGTCCGAATACACCGCCTCAGCAAGCTCAGATTGCGTTAATCCCTCCGCTGTCCGCATGGTCTTAATCAACCTTGCTAATGTAGCCTCTGTTGCTTCCATGTAGTCCTCCTAGTCGTCACTTCTGCACACTCCGTCGTTTCCATATGCACACGCCGCATACCCAGCAATGTCAATGTAGTTGTCAAGATGGATTCCTGGAACGGAAGCTCTTGCCACCTTCAGCAGAATCATCATCATTGCCACATCTTTTGAATTAATAACTACATCGCACCCAGTCGCCTTAAGGTAAGATTCCCATAACGTAGCGATCGTCTGAAAGTTGTCCTCTGCATCGCCGTAGCACTCTTGCCTTGCTCCGTTCACAATCTCACATGCCGTCCGCAAGCACTCTTCCCTCTTCTCCATTTTCTCTTGGTTCTTCATTTTGACCTCCTCCTACTCGTTTTCTGTATTAAGGTATAATTTATCGACTCTACACTTTTGAGTCGTTCTACGGGCATTTAAAGCCGTTTTAAGGGTATCTCCGTTGCGAATGATTTCCCTTCACAACTTTTCCACAGCTATTCCTGGCCATTCACAGCCTTCGCTCCGTAACTCGTAGCAATTCATTTCCTTCGCAGAGCAATGCCATCACTATGATTTTCAATTCTATTCCCGCGCATTGATATTCTCTTCTAGTCCGCTACTTATCTACGCCAATCTTTTCCCTTGCCTTACAAGTCGGGTCGTCACTTTTCCGTTGCTTTTCTGAACTTGTCCTCTCGTCACTTTTCCATTGCTAACCATTTCTTCGCTATCGCTATGCTTTACCTTCCGTGGCAGTTCTTAACCTCTCTTCGCCTTTGCTCTTCCGTGCTTTGCCATAGCGTAGCCAATCTAGGCCCATGCGTTTCTCTGCTCATCAACACCGTTGCTATGTTTTTCCATTCGGTTCTATTCCTAAGCTTTGCTTTGCCTGTCCCTTGCTTCGAATTTCACCTCTACTCAATTCCGTTGCGGTTGAAGCCGTGCTACTGCACGACTTCTTCCCAAGTGAAAGCGCCTTTTCCTGAATTCCGCCACTGACCGAACCCGTTCAGGATTCCATAATCAAGCCACTCTTCAACAAGTGCTCTATCGCCGTCCTGAAGCATCAGAATATCAAATTCAAGCTTCGCTCCCGGCTGTAATGATTCGGAATCGGAAAGCGCTACTCTTTCGCCCTGTGCGGTACTTGCTCTAAGTGGTCTCTGGCAACCTCCAATGAAGCCGTAATCAGTAAAAGGGATTGCTCTATTCTGTTTATTTTTCACATCGGCGAAAACGAAAATTCTCAAGTCAATCTGCTTCTTGTATGCTTTCAGCTTCGAGCTATGTGTTCCCTTAAGCGTTCTAAGTGCCGAGCACGCACTCTTGAAAAATCCCTTAACCTGATAGTTCCATGCGATCGGCGTTCCGTCCTCAAGCTTCGGGAATACGGTCTTTCCCTTCTCCACTACTTCATCTACACCCAGCATTTCAACCTCTTCCTTCCTGGACATTGCGTCCGGTGCGTTTGAAGCGATATACGTTTCGTGAATCTTCGGGTCTCCGGAAGCTGTTCCCAGTACCTCGTCTACGAATGTCAGTCTTACTCTCATTGTTTCCATTTTGTCCTCCTTGCCCGCCTTTTACGGCGGGACTTTCCTTCTCACTGTTTTAACGTCGATTTTTTGTTTGTTTTATCTAAAGTAATAACGGCTAGTTCATTGTGTCCCTGTTGGTCTCTTGATACATTATGATTGCGTCCTTTACGCAGTCATGATGCCTTTCCAGCATATCAAGTAGTGTAATCAATTCCTGTAGGGGGAGTCGGACACTCTCTTTCCCTCTGCATAGCGCAACCTCCTTACCACGGCAGACAATAGTTAGGCAATCTTTCCCAACGTCATCATCCACCCTGTACATTGCGTCGGTTATTGTTTTCTTTCGCACTTTTTCAAGGCTCAGCTTATAAAGCATTATTCCTTCAACCATCTTTCCAGTGTTTCCACCGATTCACCAGTAATCCGTGCGGCAAACTCAATCTTCATTTGTCCTTGTTTGAGTCTCTCCGCGATCCGGTCCCAATCTTTCGGCTTATTCTCATTCGGTGCGCCTACAATCTCAGTAAGCGGTAATCCGCAGCTTGTCCCCTTATAATAACTGATGAAGTCATGTGCTTCTTTTGCCCTCCCGGCGAGAAGTCCAGTGATTGCTAATGCTTCACTTTTCGGCAGTATCACTGTTTTTCCCCAGCCGCTGAATGCAACCTCTTCTCCATCGACGACACATGAGAAGCGTTTCTCAACTCCATACTCTCTATCGTCGTCGTAGCGATAATACCTGTCCGTCCCCGCTCTAAGTTCGCCCAATCCTCCATTAATTAGCATTGAGAAGAGCCTCCCTTCTGCGGAACTCCGCTCTTACCGCCTCCCTCCGTCTGCTGTCACCCTCCATCTTTATCGGGTGGCATCGTTCGAGAATTCGGTCGTATAATCTTTCGTCCATCGTATCGGTTGATTTTTTGAATTCTGCAATCGGTATGTTCGTTGTGATGATAAGCGGCGTTTTCGCCTCATAGCACATGTTTATGACCTTGTAGACAAGCTCTTTCATGGTCGATGTTTGCCTCTCGATTCCGAAGTCGTCTATCACAAGCAGTCTATGTCTTACAAGCTTCATGAGTTTTTCAACCTTCTCATAGCCCTTCAAACCTTCAAGCTCTTCTGCGATATATGAGAAGTTCGTAAACCGTGCCGTGTAGCCGTTCTGAAGCAGTGTGTTTGCGATTCCGGCGGCAATGGTGGATTTCCCAGTCCCTACTCCGCCAGTGAGCAGAAGCCCTATCCCATCCCTCGAAAAGTCCTCGAAATGGTCAGCATAGCCTTTCGCCTTATCCACATACTCGTTCTCTTCAAGTTCTTCAAGCGTTCGACTGTATGCCCTCTTCTGCTCTTCTCCGTAATCCTTAAAGCAGCACTTTGTGTTCCTTTGGATAATTACTTCTCGTTTTCTCCGCTCTTCAAGGTTTCGTGACTCTTCAACGCACTTACACCCTGGTTCCACAATCAGAAGTCCTCTTTTCGTGTGAATCATCACCTGTTTCGGCGTATTGCACACCGAACAATAAATAGTCCCATCCCGGACGTATTCGTTTTCTCTCAACTCTCTCATTCATTCTCCTTCCTGATTTTTCCATTCAATGCCACTCCAAGCTACGCCGTCACTCCGCTTCTCAATACAGTTCATTTCCCTTGTCGGCTCAATCCGGGTCCGTAGCGTAACATTTCATGTCTTTGCCTTTCCAAAACGAAACTTTGCTTTTCTAAACTATTCCGCCACACGTCCTGTCTAAGCTCTTCCGTAACGTCTCTTTTCGTCTCTATGTTTTTCCCACGCAATTCATTGTTTTTCCAAACTATTCCTATGCTATTCTCGGCTATTCGCACCGTTTCTTCGCCCAAGCTACACTTTTCAATTCGTGACTGGTCTGCGCTGTTCCTTTGCCGCGAACCGCGACGCTTTGCTTTGCTATTTCCATGCCACTCCTCGCCATTCTGGACAATTCCTTCGCCATTCTAGACATTTCTTATCCCTTCCGTTGCCCCACATCGCAAAACTTATCCTTCGCACTCAGAACAAATCGTCTAAGTCGGTCTTGCTGTAGTCAAGCTTCGGATTCATTGGCGGTGTATAGTTCTCATCGAGATAATCTATATAGCCGCTGTTGAAGAAGGTGCTTCCGTTTTGTGCTTTTCGCCACTCGTCCTTCTTCAAGTCCTCAAGGTATCTATCAATGGCACGTTTGACATTATCCCAACCATGGCTCATTAATCGTTCTTTTGACTTCTCAGACACTTGACCTTTTCCCCGCTTGTTAGGGTAGTACTGCCATGCTCTTTCGAAGAACTCTTCGGGGGTCTCTTCAAGTGATTCAGAACACGAATGCACATTATTAATATCTCTATGATTATTATTAGTATTATTATTTATATTTATATTGTGTGACATTTTGTCATACCCCCTGTGACAATTTGTCACACCCCCCTGTGACATTTTGTCATACCCCCTGTGACAATTTGTCACACCCCCTGACAATTTGTCACACCCTCTATCTGCCTGATAGGACACTCTTTTTTCGTTGTTATTGAGAACTGTTTCCGTTTTGGTGACGAACTTCTCTTCAACAAGCTTGCTAAGAATCCGCATGATATGCCTTCTTGAGCACCCTACCCAATCTGCTAGGTATTGTGCCGATCCAGCGAATTCTCCTTGCTTGTTCTGCGAGAATCCGTAGATAATCGCATAGACGATAAGCTCATTTCCTGAAAGTTTCAGGTCTGTTCTCATCCACCCTTGAATTGTGATGTAAGTTCCATCGCTAATCATATCCACCTCCTAAAAAGGCAAATCATCGTCCACTCCGATAAATGCGTCCGTTACACTATCGCTTCTATGCTCTTCCTGGTGACCACCGCTGTTTGGTTTGCTCAGGAACTCAACTCTGTTGGCGACAACATCAGTTGTGTACACCTTCTTTCCATCCTTGCCATCGTAGCTACCAGTCTGAATTCTGCCGTCCACCGCAACCATGCTCCCCTTCTTAAGGTACTTGTTGCAGTTCTCCGCGTTCTTCCCGAATGCGATAATGCGAATCCAATCTGTACCCTCCGTCGGTCTATCCACAGCCATTGTGAACTTGCATATAGCCGTGTCCTTATGTGCTCCACCGTATGTAAGTTCAGGGTCTCTCCCCAGCCGACCAATCTCAATTACTTTGTTCATGCTTCTCTCCTTCCAGTAAATAATTAATTTCTTCTCTCGACATCGTTTCGATGCCTTGAGCTTTGCAATCAAGAACGACCTCATCAATCAATCTTGACATTGACTTTGTATCGTATTCGGACGTCCCGTAATACGCTTTCAAGTTGTGATAACCGGCAGTTCTTCGGCATGGTCCAATATCATCTACGAACCATGCTATCCCATGACTGCTCCACACCTTCGAGAAGGCCTCTAACGCGTCCTCTCGCACGGGGATTACGTAATATTGACCGAATCCCCTTACATAGTACTTATAAAGCTCTATGGGGCTATTTTCGACCTTAAAAGCCAACTCCTTCAAAAGCACCCACATATAAGCGTTTGCGTCCAGTGACCTTTTCTTCTTTCGCCGCTTGATAGATACTGTGTATTCCGCCTCAGAATCTACCTTCCCAGCTTCCTCAATGATTCTCTGAAGCTCCGTAGCTTCCTTCATGTCACACTCAATCGTTAGTTGTGCGCTCCACAGTGTCGTCTGAAGATTCAGATTCTTTATCCGCATAGTTCCTTCCGAAAACCTCCGTAAATTCTATGTTCGGGTACGCTTCATCAAAACGATTCTGCGCCCAAGCCTTTAACCTGTTATTCAATTCCCTGTTATGGTGTACTCCGTGCGGCGGCTCATTATGGTGAGCGTGGCACAGATAAACCGTCATTCCGTAGGCGGTACTATTCTTTCGATTAGCACCGCCGTAAACGTGGTGTTCTTCCGTATTCGGATTCCCACAGAATAGGCATCCGGATTCGCGATCCTGCAATATCGACTTCATTAAGCGTTCGCCTTGTCAATTTTGCTGTTCAGAACCTTGCTTGCGTGAACATAATCCGCTTTTGTCATGTCCGAAATCTTCTCGACCTTGTAATATTTCAGGAACTTTTCGGTATCAGTTCCCAGTTCTTCCATCATCTGTTCAAGCACTCTGCACTCAGACTTTGAAATCGGCTGCATTGCCTTTTGATTTTCCTTTGCGTTCAGCACCTCTTCCGCACTGGCAATGGAAGTGTCGATTCCGATACCGCAGAATCCAAGCGCTCTTCCAACAGCCGATGTTTCGCAGTTTTCGATGTAAGAAGTCTTGTTGATGAAGGAAGAACCCTCCTTCTCGTAGGCAAGACCTGTTCCGAGAAGAATGTCATTCCCTTCATCGTCTTTAGTCCATGCCTCCGCTCTGATAACGCACACACCGTCTTCAAGAGAAACAATGTCCGTTCTGATGCTTCCCATCGGATGAAGCTTTCTGAATGCGGTCACACGCTGTGGAACCTCCGCATAGTCCTTGCCTTTAACATCGGTTGTCTTAAGTTCTGCATTAACCGCCTTAATCTGTTCATAATTGATAGCCATCTTATACCTCCTTACCAAGCCATTCTCATATAATCGCTGTTCCATTCCTTCTCAATGTCGCTTCTTGAGAGTTCGTCTTCATCAAAATAATAATCCTCCGTCACGATTCTCTCTCCACAGCACGGGCAGTAGTGGAAAGTCTGCTCATGCTCGCCAAAGTCGAACAGCACCTCAGTGTCCTCTGTAATGTCGTCCTCCGTGTATACCGCCCCACACTCTTCACAGCGGTACTTCTTCGTCAAGTCGATGTATTCCTGATTTTTCATAACCTTTTTACCTCCTTAGAACGGTAATTCTGCCCATACGTAATCGCCGTCTTGCGGGTTTTGCCCCCATCCATGCTCTGTGTCTGTGGAGTGAGTATTCCAACCATGTGCGACGGTATAGTAAATGTCAGAAACAGTGAGAAGGGAACCATCATCCCAGAATTGTGCAAGCAGATATTTTCCGTCCTTCTTCGGATTAACGCCCTTGTTCCATACGATTTCCTTGTGAATCTTCATCTTTCATACCTCCTATTTCATTGTTCCCTTCTCGATGAAGTCCATTCTGTCGTTGTCTGCATACAGACCGAAGACAACCCAGGAAACAATCTTCTCGAACACCTTGTAAGCTTCAGTCAGTTCATCGAACCGTCTACTAACGTTCCGTCCGGTCTTGTCGCTATAAGCTCTCACCGCATACTTGTTACCGACCTTGTTAATGCTGTAATGCACCTGTCTGCTAACATCATCAACGCTTGTAATCATGAAATCCATTCTACATACCTCCCCACAAAATCATTGCTACCATCATCAGTGTTCCGAACGTGCCTCCGATGTACATTCCCACGGTGTCGCCGTTGTACTCATCAGCCGCTTCCTCTTCGAGGAACTTTTTAATCTTCAATCTGAAGCTCTTCATAACCTGATTCCTTTCCTTTGCGAAAATCATCAATATTTAGTCGAATACTTTTCCCAACTCTGTAGTACGGGATTGATTCGCTCTCAATAAGTCGGTATACAGACACCGTGCTAATCCCCATGATTTCCGCGAACTCTGATACTTTCACAAACATCACAGCCTCCATTCGTCTACTTTTTTAGCTGATTTGGCTAAGAAAATTAGCCGATTTGGCTAAAAAAAATTTTTTTCATTTCTGCCATTGTTCTGATGTTAAGCAATTCGCACAGCGTGTTTACTTCTTGTGCCGTGAAAGCGGATACATTGTTTCTCTTAAGGCGAAATGCCTGATAAGTAATACCCATCGCTTTGCACAACTGGCTTTTCTTAAGTCCTGATTCTTTAATTTTCAAATTTAGAAGCTCAGTATTTACCATCAGCCACCTCCTTTCCGCTGACTACTTTTCACAGTCATATAATAGCATTTTGGCTAGCGTAAGTCAACGCCTTTTTTCAATTTTTTCAAAATTATTGTTCACTTTTTTTCTATGTGCTATTATTGCCTCAGGAGGTGTCGTTATGAGTATTGAAACTATAGGAGAAAGAGTAAAGGCTAGAAGGCTAGCCATGGACATGTCTCAAGAAGATTTGGCGAGGGCGCTTGGTTACAAATCAAAAGCCTCGATATTCAAAATTGAAAATGGTTCAGGTGATATACCGAGAAGCAAGCTTCCAAAATTTGCTTCTGTTTTAAACTGTTCAATTTCTTATTTAACAGGATGGAATGAATTGAAAACTTTTGACGATGAGCATATTGATAAAAGCTTATACGATTTGCTATGCGACAAAATTGGTCGCTTATCGCCTTCCGATATGGAAAACGTCTCTGATTATATTGATTTTGTGATTAACAAAAGGAAGTAGCCATGCATATCAAACAACTTGAAAAGAATAAGTACAGAGTGTGGATTGATATTAACACCGATTATGTAGGAAAGAGGAAGCAGAAATCAAAAGTGTTTCACGCTTCCACAAAACGAGATTTAAACAATCAAATAAATGAATGGGTTGAGTCAATATCGGGAATATCCGCCCAATGCAGAACTGTTTCCGACATGTGTAATGCTGTATGGAGTCAGGTTATCAATAATAAATCCCCAAATACGATTCACACCTACAACGATCAGCGCAACCGCATAGACAACACCATCGGTTTGTTGCGCCTTGAAAAGCTTTCCCCTCGCACCCTTCAAATGTGGGTTGATGATTTATCTTCCGAGCTTTCACCGAGAACAATCCGTTTCACATACTCCCTTCTTCGTAACTGTTGCTCTATTGCTGTAACGTGGAACCTAATTAAAACGAATCCATGTCACGACGTAAGTCTTCCTTCCGTAAGAAAAAAGGAAGTACAGATATTGTCACCTGAAGATTTCACTGTTTTCTGCTCACACCTAGACGAACTGCCACTCGATTATAAAGTCTGTTTCGAACTTGCTTTGTTCGGATCGCTTCGAAAAGGGGAAGTGTTAGGAATAATGGAAGATGAAATTCCTGATGATGGAAGGTTCTATATTAAGCGTGCACGGTATTCTCCCAATTTAAGGGAAGTATTCGTCAAGGAAACGAAAACATCTTCCGGTGAACGGCTATGCATACTTCCGCAATTGGTAGTTGATGATGTTATAGCCCTTCGGAAACAGCACATACAGAGCAAACTAAGGTATGGGAAGGCATGGGTTGATTCACCTTATTTGCTGAAAGAAGAAAACGGAGAAGCTTTCCATGCTTCTCTATGCATAACAAGGCTGCAATCCTATATGAAGAAAATAGGGCTTGAACCAATCTCTTTTCATGCGCTGCGTCACACATACGCTTCGATATGCATTTCATTAGGCGTGAATCCCGAGATAGTTTCTAAGCGCATGGGGCATTCAAACATATCAACAACGCTAGGTATATATACGCACTTATTCGAGCAAAAAAATAATGATGACGAAATAGCGTCAGCATTAGGAACGATGTTGTCTCAATCTGTGGAAAAGTGCGACTAATCTTATCAAATGTTACATTCTCGTTACACTTTTTATAGCAATCACCCTCAAACCTTTTAATATCAACGATTACAATTAACTTCTCATAGATTATTATTATTTGTGAAGTGGATAACACCTGATAACATCTCTGTCGAAAATGTTGAAAACTCCGCATTTTTCGATAGGGGTGTTATGCATTGTTATATAAAGTTATAAATTATTTTGTTACACGCTTGTTACATCTTCGGGGGAAGGGCTGCTGTAACCCTTCCTTCCGTCTATGTATGATTCCTTCGCCGCCTCTATCGCTCTTTCAAGCATTGACAAGTTCGGTCTGAACTCTTCAGGAGCTTCTATTTCATCATTCATTAGCTTCAGCTTATAGTCTTCTACAATGTGTTCGGCTACAAGAATACGTGCGCCTAAAGGGTTGCACAAATGAGCAAGCGTGAGTTGTATCACGGAAGCAGGACTCGACCCATGATTTCCTGAATAGATATACACCAATGCGAGCTTATCTTCGGAGGTTAGGTTTTCGGACATTAACTCGTATAAGCGATCCACGTTATCCGCATTTTCGCTCTCTTCCAATGCAAACTCATCAGGATATGAAAGTATGAACATATAAGGAATGGGATTTTCCCCGACCGTTCTGAACCATTCTATCATTTCCGTTACGGTCGGTTCGCTCTTTCCGTTTTCCCACCTACCTATAGTTCGAACCTCCACATTAAGTGCTTCCGCCATAAATGATTGAGACTTTCCCACACGTTTCCTTGTATACTTCATAATTTCTCCAACTGTCATTTTTTCATACCTCCCAACCTATTTTATATCAATCGGACAAAAATGTAATCATTTTCATTTGAATTCGGTGCATTTTTAGAATTGTGATTTTGTTTTAACTTCGATACAATCCAACTTATCAAATGTAAGGAAAGGAGCGTATCAATGGATAATTTTGTTCGATTAAGTGGAATGCTTGCTAGAAGGTATGATGATTATTTTGTTCTTGACTGCAACGGCGTATTCGTTCGCTGTGTTGATTATGACACTTCAAAGTTTAATATCACCGATTGTTTTGTTATTACTGGTCACTTGCTCAACCAATACAGACGGAATGTGAACACGCTGATTGTGAGCGTTGATTCGCTCAAGTTTGTCACATAGAAAAAAGAGTCGGAGAAATCCGGCTCTTTTCTCTGAATACCGTATTGTTAAATGAGAAAGGAGGCGCTCAATAATGACTCTGAACGCTATTATGTACAGGTTTATTGTACACCTCCAATCATCACATTTCAAGAACGTTTGTTCTCTTACTGCTTTGTAATGTCGATAGCAAGATTGCTTCCTGTGACGGCTTGACCGCCGATTACAACAGTAATCGTGGAGCTGTTCTTTCCGCAGTACAACCGCACGATACCACTTGTTCCGAGCGTGACGGTATCACCGATCGCTTTTACAGTCTGTGAAGCATTCATTCCCGGAACGGCTGTTCCGTCCTGATAAACCGCCATTGTGACATTTCCTACCGCAGTTCCTATCACCGTAGCCGTGACAGCAACATCATAGTAGCCTTGACCGTTCAGTTCCATGGCATTATTCGCCATTTGACAGCATTGACCAAACCTTCTAATTATGGTATTCGGCTGATAGGTTCCACCTTCCGGAATCGTCGCCGTGCTGGTATTCACTGCATAAATCGCACTTTTACAACTCATAATTTCCTCCTTGGCTATATGCCTTTACACCCTATTAAATAGCTACTCCACATCCGCAGTTACCGAACGGATTAGAACCACTGCAATAAGTAGTGGCGTTAGGGTATCTTACGACACCGCACATTGCGTTCTGCATCTGAAGCTGTGTAACCTGTGCCTGTAATGCCTCAATCTTGTTCTGAGATAATGCGTCCAGAATCTTCTGAGTCTGTGCTGTAGTATTCGCATTGATGTTCGCCGTATTGATTGCGCCGTTATAATTAACGCCAGCAATACCACGCTGAGTGATACAGCAACAATCAGAGATTCTGTTCTGAGTCTCGTTGAAGTTTCTCAAAGTCTCGTAACCGAGATTTGAAATACCGTTCTGCAAGCCCATGTAATCGTTCTGAAGGCTATCATTAAGTCTCCCGACCGAATTCTCAAGACCGTTGAAGTTCATCGCATTACATAATCCCGCTTCCGTCACTGGTTCAGACTGATTGCCTCTATTCCAATATCCACCGCCCATCATCATCAGAATCAGCAGTGCGAAAATCCACATACCACCGTTGCCAAAATAATCATCATTATCCTTTGTCACGGCGGCAATGTCCGACAAGCTCATGTTTTCCATTTCCTTCTCCTTCCTTCGGATTGCTCCGAATAAGTAAAATAATTGACGATAAATTTAACTAACTTCCGCGAAAGTCAAATAATTTCTAAAAAACTAAAATAACTTTCGCTAAATTTCACTTGCGCAAGTGGTTATTAAAAAAATAGGGTAGTTTTTTTAAATATGTGTGCTTAATCGTGTCAAAACGTGTCATTTCGTGTCAGAAACGATACATTTTGTGCCGATTCTAAGTTTCTCTAAGTTTCACTAGCTATTTAATGCTGTTCATAAATTCGTTTACATCGATTCCACGCTCCCTACAGATGGACCGCACCATCTGTTCCGCAGATACTCCCCTTCCCGATAACATACCCATTACGTTCTGCATTTGCCTTGAATCGTTCATCATGGCTTTTGCACGATTCGCTAGATCGCCTAGCTGATTACTGTTCTGATTCCTGAATATGCTGCTTCCCATTTAAGACTTCCTCCTTGAATTGTTCGAACTCTGCCTTTGTGATGTACTCTTGTGAAACATTCGGTGTAGCCGTTACCTCTTCAAATCGAAAGATTCGAATTGTTGGGAATCCCGCACCGTCGGTTGACTTGAGATAGAATATGTCCTCTGCACCATCGAATAGTGCAACAACGCTGTTCGGGCGCATTTGATATGCTTTGGCACCATCAAGACCAGTTACCCTCACAAGCTGTTCATTGCCCCCATAAGGCTGATAAAATCCGTACATGGTATCATTCCTCCTTGCCCAAATTGTAATAAGAAAAACGACGGTCAACCTTTCGATTAACCGTCGTCTTCCTATCACATTTTTACCTGTAAACCCCTCGTTGTCGTGGAGGCAATATTGGGTCATATGCCTGTACTTCGTCGTACTTTCGTTTAAGCCTACTGATAATCCTATCAATCGTCGAAACAGACAAGTTCAGCTCCATGGCTTGTTTTGTTCTGCTCCAACCAGCCGCACGTGTACGCATTACAATTTCTTCATCTTCGGACAAGTTCGCCTGTTCGATGAACCGTTCCAGCACTATCTTCGTCCATATTACTTCGTTGGTCATGTCGCTCACCTACTTTGTTAGATGTTTCAGAGGGTCAACAGGCTCTCCGTTAATCATCATCTTAAAGTCAAGGTGTGGGCCAGTGGAGACTCCCGTATTTCCTGACCGGGCGACTTCCTGACCCCGTGCAACCTTCTGCCCCCTCCTTACACCGACTTTAGATAAGTGGCTGTACTGAGTGACTACTCCGTTTCCGTGGTCAATCTGAACGATGTTTCCATAGCCACCAGACCAACCGGTCGCTACGACCGTACCGCCATCGGAAGCACTAACCCTCGTACCTTCAGGAACGGCAATGTCGATTGCCGGGTGATTCGAGGAAGCACCCGCAGTAGGCGCATTTCTGTAGCCGAAATAGGAAGTGATTGTTCCGTGTGCCGGGTAGATGTACTTTCCGGTTGACTTTCCTTTGCCTTCCTCATCAAGTCCAAGTGCCTGAGCTTCCTTGTAGTACTTCGAATCCTTGCCAATCTTCACACGGTTTCGATTCTCGTACAGATAATTGATGTCCTCTTTGGTAATGCCAGCGTCCATCAGTTTTGCCAGTGACTTCGCCGCACCTTCCGCATTCTCAACCTTGCACGCCTGTTTAAACTCACGTGCCGTGTCTGAGTTCTCAATCATCTTCCGGGAAATGTCCTCTTTAGACCAGCCCTGTTCGGCGAGGTAGTTCGTGTACTCGTCCATGCGAGAAAATGCCTTTTTATCCCATTTCTCAATGTCTTTATGGTATCTCGTCCGAGTTTCGCTTATGATTGCCTCATTGAATTTTTCCCGAGTTTCTTTCGAGACTCCGCAAGCCTTCATCAGCTTTTTTCTACGCTCACAATCCTTGTACCAGTCTGTGATAGAGATTGTTCCCTCTTTAAGATGCTTCTTCCAGTCCTTCTTGATATAGTTGACCACCGCCTCTTCACGGTACTCACCCTTCTTGCCCTGAGCTTTTGCGAGAGCTTTTTCAACGTCGGCATCAAAAGCCGCCTTTTCACGTTCCTTCTTGTCTCTCGTGAAGCCCAAAGAATCGAGCCTATCATCGAGCTTCGAACCTTCCTTGACTCTGAAAAGAGCCTTAATAGTTCTTCCTCCGAGTCCTTCGTCGTCCCAAAAACCATAGTCGTCTGTATCCTCTGAGTTCGAGAGTTTTTCATAGGCGCTCTTGAGCTTTCCGAAAAGCGAGTTTGATTTAGCAGCCTTTTCCGCAACTCCACCGAGCTTTTTCTCAACAGCGTTAGGCTCCCCAGGAACCGAACCGCCCATTTCCTTGTACTTCTTTGCAAATACATCAACGCGATCCTCCGCAGCGTCCGCGAAAACAGCGAACGGATCAGGTAATCCGAGAGCGTTTGTTATTGCTCCAACGTCTCGTTTCGCATTGGCAAAACCGAATCCCGCAAAGGCGAGAATCGTGTTCAGGAAATCGACACTATCACCGATTGACAAGTCGTTATCCGCTTTCTTCTTGTTGTACCTGTATAGCGCTTTATTGATTGAGTAAAGCCAATCAGAAGTGATGTTGCTCTGTGACATTAAACTGAAATAATCAACTTCCTCTCCACTGAGAAGGTCAAGTGTCGTGTTGAATACGCCCCACAACTCTTCGAATCCCGGAATCTGCCGAATCGGGTTTTCATTTGACCAGAAGTTATCGCCAAACAGTTCTTTGAATGCCGCAAGATAGGTGATAGGCTCACCATCATCCTTCGCCTTATCCGTTTTTCTCATTGCCTGAATGAGCGTTTTTGCAAATGCCGCCGCAAAGGAATTGATTGTGAGAACCGTCGCCATCTTCGTAACCGCTTTAGCGGCTTTCACCTTTTTCCCTTCCTTCTTGTAACGGCTTGCTTCGATTAAAGCGTCTCTGAAGATGTTGAACGTCTTTAAAGGCTCCGCTTTAAACGAGGAAACAGATTTGGCTATGACATTCTTGTCACGCATAATCTGTGCTCTGTGAAGTGGAGAGTCTACAGTCTGAGTGTAGTCGAAAATGTATGCCGCACGCTCACCGCAGTACTTAAGGAATTCTTCACTGCCCGGTTTCAAGTCTTTCCGTGTTGCCTTTGTTTCTGCCTTTACAGCTTTCCAAATGTGGAGCCATGTTCTAAGGTCTGCCGCTTCATAAACACCCATAGCAAGCGTATCACGGATGGCCTTATTATTCATGATAATGTCCTCTGACGAGCGAGAGAAGTTCAGTTCATGGTTGCCTTGGAACTTCCACCACGTGATAGGGCAATACTTGTTCATCTCTTCAATGAGAGCGTTCCGTTTCTTTGCCTGAACCTTTGGTGGAAGCATCGTGTCTTTCGGACTCCGCAGGAAGAAATACTTCGGACTAATGGTCAGCCATGCCCTGCAAACTGCCGTGTACTGCTGTGCCCAAACGCTCAGATTTGCGGCAATAGCAGCTCTCTTGTAGTTGTTCATTCCTGCATTGATAATCTTCGACCAGCCGTCAACCTTCTTGTCCTGCTGGTGTCTGAAATCGTTGATTATATTCTTCGTGTAGTCGATAGACTGAATACCGAATGCCCGAATCATCTGATTGCTTACATCACCCGTATTCAGAAGTCGAGTAATGGATTTCAGTGCTTTCTGTGAAGAAGCGTACAGATTCATTTCATCACAATGTCGAGCAAACACCCTGATACAATCCTCAATCACAAGAGCGTTCTCTGCTTTTTCGTTTACGTTCTTACTCCATCCAGGATCAGGGATTCCAGCAATGCCGTTGTAGCCTGTTTCAAGGTTTTTAAACTTTCCGTCCTGGACCGTGTACATTGGGAAATACTTTTCTTCCTCGAACAGTCTAACTCCGTACATTTCCATGGAGGCTTTATTTCCACGCTCCGCAATAACCGTTGAAAGATAGTCTTGCATTGCGTTGGCGAAATCCTTCTGCTTTTGAGTGAGAAGAGCGAACATATCCGCCAAATCTGCTTCGGTTACTGCCACCGTCTCATAGTCGGTCATGTCACGCATAAGCACCTTGTCGGCTACCTTCTCACGAACCTTCCGTGTGTCCTTGTTAATAACAGGGACACGGATTCCTTCACCGTAAATGTGACGCATAGCCGCCTTACGCTTCGCCAGCAGATAGAGCGACATAATCTGAGTGTCGCTTACATCAATCTTCTTTCCCGATTCAAGCTCAATCTCGTTCCTGTGGTCTTGCCACTTCTGAGCGTCACTGTGTCCACCATTAAGGCGCAACCACCGCTTGTTGCCCGGAAGGGTTTCAACGAACTCTGCCGTCTCCTTTGTGTACTGGAAATACTTATCCTGAGAGTTTCTAAGCACGTCCCAAATATGGCTGAATGTGCCGCCGGCATTCTTGAAAAAGCTCATCGGTGTTACGTTATCAAAGTTCACAAAATCACGAACTAATCCATACGCACCTTTGAATTTCTTCGCTTCGCCGTACTTCTTAATCATGTCCTCGAAATCGTTACAAATACTATCACTGATTCTGTTGAACGACTCTTTCCGTCCATTCAGATACATTTTCTGTCCTTCGGTAATTTCAAATCGGACACCCTTCAGAACATCTTTTACAACCTTCAGCTCTTCGAGGGTCATATCCCGCATAGGTTTGTTGATGGAAGCGAGCACTTCAAGATTATTCATGAGAACCTCGTTCTCTGTGAACATACCCTGATACTCCTTCTCTTTAGAGATTTCACGCATTGAATCCCTTAAGGCATGAATCTTCAAAGCAGCATGTGTAGGCGCACCAGTCTTTTTAATCTCCCTCTGCTCTGCCTTAACAGAGTTTGCCGTCTGAATGTCGAGAGCTACAAGAGCTTGTGCGAGCGGTCTCCGAATCTCCTGTGGAATGTTTTTCTCGTACTTACGTTCCTTCGTGAGAAGTCGTGAAGAAAGCCATGCGTAGTTCACGTTGATGTTATTGAGAACCTTCTTTTCCTCTTCACGGCGCTTCCGCTTTTCTTCCTTCGCTTTGTTCTTTTCCTTCACCTTCTCAATACGTTTTTCCCTCGTATCAATCATCTTCTTGTACTTCGTTTCCTGAGATTCGAGCTTCTTCTCGTATTTCTTCGCCTGATTTTTCGCCGCAGTTTTCGTTTTCTCCAACGTGTCGTTTGTGTCTTTCAGTTTGGCGGCGAGAGCGTCCCTTTCACCCTTAAGGCGATTCTTCATGGTGTCATACTTTTCCTTCTGCTTATCTGCATAGGTTTTGTACGATTCCGCATCCTGAATAAGAATTTCCGAAAGGTCGTTAACAAGAGCTTTTTTCATCTGATTACAATCATATTCACTCAATCCATCAAGACTATTCGCCCAAGACTGCATACGTTCTTCCAAGATGTACGGTAAACCTTCTTCGTTGTGAAGCTCTCCATCTTCTTGTAATGCACTGCCTAAGCCCATTTTGGTATCTTCGGTGCCGAAAAGAGCTGTTGATATATCAGGGTTCTCATTTAAATACGTGTCAACATTCGATTTCTTCCTGTTCGAATCAGCCACCGCAGAAGCAAAGCTTCCTGTATAACTAGCGCTTCCGTGCCTTACGGTAACATACTGGAAATGTCTATTCATTTCGGAAACTGTTTCATTGTTGACCTTTCTATAATCGCCCCACTTTGAGCGTTCAATGTAGATAGGATTCTTTCTGAGAGCACGCTTAATATTGAGAAACTCACGCATTTCGTCGTTCTCATAGTTGTAATCAATCACATCAACAATTTCTTCGCTTGCCTTTTCCAAGACATCATAAACGACATCCATATTCGGATGTTCCTTCTGAAGCTCATAGTATGCCGTTGTGAGTGCGTCCACCGCAAAATCGCTTGTCTCACGCATGGTTTCCTTCGACATGGTGGTATCATCCCCGACAACCTTGTGAAGGAGATTGCCGACTTTGTTCTTTACGGACTTTGCGTTCAGAACCTGTCCATGTGTGAGCTTTTCATCTGCCTTGAGCGGTTCGATGACGGAATCAATTGTTTCACGAATTTCTGCTCTCGTGTCGATGTTATCCTGTTCAATCTTAGGGTTGAAGCGTGGGAACGACTGTTTCTTGAAATCCTTGTGGTCTTTCATCTCTTCACTCCAATTGATAAGTTCGTTGACGAGTTCGCTATCTTCGCTGTTCTCAATATTCGTGAAGCCTTTAAGATAATAGGCGTACTCATCGTCATAACCTGAATCTTCGGATTCGCTTTTGAGACCATAACGCCGTCTGTATTCGATTAACTGTGCTACACGCTCTTGTTTTTCCCAAAGTTCGTCGTACTCGTCCTCCGAACCATTTAAGCTATCGAGCTTTTTTTGGTCTGCAATCGTCCATCTTTCATCACCGTACTTCTTAAGCTGCTGCTCGTATTCGTCCGATGTTAAGTGTCGGATATAGTCATAATCAACATCAAGTTCAACGCCCATAGAATAATCATCGTTGACGGAATAAGCTTTTCCTTCACGCTGTACCATCTTTCCGAGACCCATAGCAAGCTTTTTGTTATGGAGTGCTGTTGCCAAAAACTCTTCGGCATCCTTAAGAAGATTGTACTGAGAGAACAGAGCTTCCTTGTATCTGCTGTCGAACTGATTTCCGAGACCGAATATATCCCGAATCTTTTTGATTACCCTTCTGACGGCGTTTAGAAGGGTTCTGCCGGCTTTAAAATGCTTTTCGGTAATTCTGTCCATGAACTTATCATCATGCAGAATTTCGCCCATTTGAGAACAAATAACCTCTTCTAAAGCCTGTTCGTCATTCAGCTTCTTACCCGCTTTCTTGTAGCGTTCTTTCAGGTCCTTAATCGTCTTGTTGAAGCTCTCCGCATTATCCTGTGTCCACATCGTCTTGAACGCTTTGGCGAGGTTATCATACCCCTTCATGTCATAATCCTTGATACCGTGGACAAGTTCGTGCATTGCGGTATATGCCATGTTTTCCGATGGTGTTGCAGAATTCAAGATGATTGTATTCGTTGCATAGTCGAACAGACCGTTTACATCGGCTCCGCCCGTGTAGCTCTGAATGTCGTCGGAAAGCTCAATATTCACCGAGAAAATATCGGCGAACTGTTTGAGTGCTTTTCTTGTTTCGGCATTCGTATTTCCGCTTGACTTTACGGTAAAGCCGTTGCCGACAGAATCAATTTTGCCCGCTCTAATCATGGAGTCTACATCTTCTGCCTTGAATCCGTAGTTCTCCACAATGTCACGCTTGATTGTATCGAGGATAGTATCAGGCTTTCCTTCCTTCGCCGCATTATAGGCACGCTCCATCTGCCGCATAAGCACGTTGTAATCCGCTTCCGATGAAACGTCCGCTTTGTTCGAAATCTCCTGAACTACGCTCTGACCGATAGAACCCATGTTGTTAGAATACTCCGATTCATATCTTCCGCGGACTTCGCTCTTGTAGACTTCGTTCTCTTCCCGTGCACGTGCAACAAAGTTATCTGCCGCCTTTGCAAAGAGATATTCCCTCGTCGCTTTGTTCGTCTCAACCGCATTCAATGTGCCGTCGCTGTTCAGAATCTGAGGCAACTTCTCCACGGTCGCCTTTTCGAACACTTCACGCTCTTCTGTTTTGTTGGACATGAGAGTTTCCACATCTTCAGGATTAAGCGTTCCTGTTTCGAGGTTTCCAGCCGCTCTTGCCACATCACCAATTTGCACATCATCAAGCTGTCTATCTTCATCGAAAGACTTATTCATTTCAATGGCCGTATCGGTGACTCTCTTCACAACTTCGTCTCCGTGCTTCTGTGCAACTTTAGACGATCCGTTAATAAGTCTGTCTGCCCCAGCGTCAAGGTTTTCATTCTCAACTTTCCGCATAGCCAAATTCCGTGCAGTCTGAATGGACTCCGAGTTCTTTATCATCTGAACATTGATTGCGTGAGCCATATCTGCGTACTGCTCCAAGGCAATATCCGTTCCCTCGTTTGCGGTATCCTTGATAGCCTGTGCCCTTGTGGCAATCTTGCTATCCTCTACGTTTACCGCAATATCTGCCATTGCCTGTGCCGTGTTGTAGCTTGATACCTTCTCCGAGAGCACGTTCCTAAGAATTTCAGGACTGACATTATCATCAAGCCCCCTCATGCTCTTCATTACATAGTCTTGCTTCAAGCTGTCTCTGACATTTGCTCCATAGGAAAGAGCACGACCGTTAGTCGCAACGCCCGTTACCGCTGTCATAATGTATGCAGAAGCCATGGCATCCAAAGTTTCGGATGCGGAAAATTTCTGTTTTACAGAAACCATCTTCATGTAATCTGCCGTCATTTCATCTTCAAGCCTTTTCGCCTTTTTAGAGTCTCCAGAAATGCTTGCGGATAGGTACTGTTGCATTTTCTCTGCCATGGAAGCAGCTTGCTTTTGACTCATGCCAGAATCAACATAGGATTGAATCTGCTCTTCCAGGAACTCTTTACTGTTGATATCTTCGCCGTATACCTTCGCCAGTTCTTCCCTACTGACTCCGTATTGTGCCGCCTCATTCGAGATTCTATCTTCAAGATTATCTGAGCCACTGAGAAGCATTTCACGATAGCTCTTTTCTCTCCGTTCATCTACGGCATTCCCATAGGAAAGGTTCGTGATAGGCGCATCCAAAAGACCGCCTACAAGTTCTTCGGTTGCTTCTTCCGTTCCACCAAGGGCAAGTTTCGCACCCGAATAAGCCACATTAGCCGCAACATTTCCGAATCTGTTTCCCACACCTACGGCGAGTCTATCAAGAGCAGTTGACTTTAAAGCACCGAGACCAGTTTTTTCGAGAGCCGCCCCGGCACCTGTGAGCTTGCTAGCAAGACCGGCACCGGCGAACATGTACTCTGTTCCTGTTTCTTTAAGCGCCTGGAGCACGGAATAGAGTCTATCTTCTCCGACTGTTGCTCCCTGTGCTTCCGCACTGCCCCTTGTGTTACCGTATGTTCTAGCCGCCATGGACACCGCCCAATACGGGCCAAAACTCATATCTGCCGCCGTACCGAGACCCGACGTATAAGCACCCATGAGGATTTTCTCAAACCGTGTCAATCCCTCCATGGACTTTTCAACCTGTTTGTCACCGCTTGCCTGAATCTTCTCTCCGACCGAATATAGCGCCTTTCCGGGGTTATACATGCCACCGCTACGCATATACTCTTCTGCGTTGTTATAGCCCTCCTTGACATCTCTGAGCGTGTTTTTAGTACCCTCTGACACGTCTTTCCGCTGAATCTGACTATTGATGAATCTATCTTCTTCGAATTTGTTTGCCTTTACGATGGACGCTCCACCATGTCTTGTGTACACGTCCGCAACGTCACCAGCTGTTTTTGCAAAGCCGCCGACAATCTGCTTTCCTGTTCCGACTGTAGCGTCACTTAATCTCTCATCGGCACGAGCAATCTTTGTATTGGATAAATCAATGCGGTTGTTATCCATTCTCCGAGAAGCTGTAGAACCGTTCTGATGTTCTCCCATTTCCATAGGTGAAGCACCGTAGGAAACCTTTTCCTTGCTCCGATTCTTTGAGAGCTGCTTCTGTGTTTCTTCCAGTTTCTTCTGATTCTCAATCTCCACCTGTCTGTCCGACTTGTCAGAAATTCTGCTCAGCGAAACAGCCTGATTCTCACGTTCTGTTTCTTCGTTCTTTTTAATCTGCTGTGCTTCTTCGTAGTACTTGCCGGACTTATTCTTCACGCTCTCACGAACAGCGTTAACGTCCTTGTTGAAGTTGTTACCAAGCTGAGAACTACCGTTAGAACCACTCTCTTTTTCTTTCGCTTGAAGATTCTTTCGTGCATTTTCCGCTTCAATGCGTTCCTGATTGTTCTTCTTAACCTCTGCCATGCCACGAACCGCTTCTTGCTGATTCGCATTCTTTGTTCCGTTGAACTTTCCCTCGTGCTGTTTCTGCCCCGATGACTCCTGTTCCGTGTAGTCCTTTGCACGCTGTCTGTTCTGTTCGGTTATCTCATTCTCAATCTTAACCTGTTTTACGTGAATAGGTTCAGTCTGCTGTTCAGACATAACACCGTCATGGAGCTTTGAAGGGCTGGAAGTTTTCGCATAGCGATTCTCTACCGCCTGAATTCCTTCCCTTCTCTTTTTCTCGATAGACTGCTGTCTTTCACGCTTTTCGGGATTATATTTTGCGGTTTCCCTTGTTGCCTGAAAAGTATTTCCGAGACGAGAAGTAGACGAACGCTCCCTGTTAAGGTAACTGTTCGCCGCCTTTTTCCGTGATTCATAACTATCACGCTGTGAAGAAGTAGAAGGTGTGGAAACGCTCTGAACCCTTCTCTTTACTTCCTTCTTGCTCTTGTTTGCGTTGGTAGACTGGAAGGTGTTTCCTGTAGAGCCGTTCCCAGAGTGAATGTTCTGATACTCTCTATAAGCCTGACTTCCACTCTTTTTAGGTGTAGACTTCCTGACTTCCTTTACACGCTTTTTTACTTCCTTCTTGCTTTTGTTCGTATTAGTAGAAAGGAAAGAGTTCCCGGAAGAACCCTTTCCTTTGTGGGCGTTAAGATACGCTTTGTATGCTTTCTTGTCTTTCTTTCCCAAGGCAATGCCCCTTTCTATTTCTTCTTGTTTTTCTGAAGTTTGGATGCCGCCGACATTACTTTATCGGCAAATGACTTTCCACCGCCACCCGAACTGCTTGAACCTCTGGAAGTCGATGCGCTAGGAGAGTAATAAGTGCTTCCGCCGCTTCTTCTACCACCGCCACTACTCTTCCGAGAGGACTTCCGACCCCCGGAAGAGCTACTTTTTTTTGCCTGATATACGTTCACGTTGTAATTAAGGCGATTCATGAGAGCATCTTCCTTGAAGTTTTTACCCTGCCAGTAATTGTTATTCTTCTGCTCATATCCCCACTGGCTATCGGACACCTTGTCTCTGTACCGTCCATATGACGTGTCGTCCGCATCTCTAAGTGCAGACAATGAGGTGGAAGCACGATTATACGCTTTATCTTCAAGCTCCATAGCCTTTGTGGCAAATTCAGCGTTATAGTCGTTTCTCGACTGCTGAGCCGCACTCACCGCATAGCTTGTTCCAAATCCACCGTTAAGTGCCGCCGCATCCCCCATTGTATTTCTAGCCGCCTGTTCTCCACGCTGAGTGTAAAGCTTCGCCAGCGACTGATAACTAGCGTCCTTTGTTGGGTCGTATTTCCAATTTACGACACTATCAAGGGCGCCTGAGAGCTGCTTGTCATACGCTCCCTTATATCCCGCCGGGGCTTTGTATGTAGGTGATTTCACAGTTGGGGCTTTCGTTTTTACATACTTTATTCCGCCCATTATTTATACTCCTTTCGTAAGTATGTTTTTGTTTTAGCATATAAGAAAAGCGGGACTTTATTCGCCCCGCCACACCGCTATTTCAAGCGAATTCGCACATATACCGTTCTGTTTTCGTACTTCTGCTTTCTCTTTGGACCGAGGTTTTTCGGTTTAACATCTGAACCGCCAGCCGAATACCACAAGGCATGTCCGTTCTTATCCTTGCCGACATACACCATCGTATGAGGCTTATGTGCAAACCCGCAAATGTCACCAGGTTTTAATTTTGCCTTTTTCCATTTCTTCCGAGGATATGCAATCTTCGCCTTTTTCTTGATAATGTTTTTCCCTGTTCCGTGAATCTTCGTATCAAGCCAAATGTACTTTCCCTTCGGAAGCACACCAATTTCCTGTAAACCGAAAGAGATAAAGGTCGCACAATTCGTTCTCTTGCCCTTTAACGCACTGGACAAACTCTTACACGGGTGATTTGCGTTATACTTCACACCAGCCTTGATTAACTTCTGTGCGATCACCTTAAGTTCTTTCAGCAGCTTATCCGCTTTTGTACTTTTCGGAACGGACACAAGACGGACATATTTATGTCCTTTTGAGTCCTTCCAAATAGTCCACCCTTTGAGCGCCGGAACATAGATGTAGTAACCTTTAATTTTCGTTGCATGAACCTTTGTTCCAACCGAAAGAGTCTTTTTCAGCTTCGACTTGTAAGAAGGTTTAACCCGCAAGGGGTCAGCCTTGATAACAACGTAAGTCCTGTCAATCTTCCTACTTTTAGCCACGATACACCGCCTTTCCCTTGCTGTTAAAAACGGAATAGCCGTATTTATCGGCACACTTCTTAGCGTTCTCCAGTGACGAAAAAGCTCCCTTCTGAGACTTTGCGTCTTTCCACGTTTTACGGACACGGTAGGTATCCTTCGCCTTTAGCTTTGGTTTTGAACCTTCCTTAAACGCAACTCCAAGATATGCACAAATACCCTTTGCAATCGCCTTGCCGTATGCATCAGGCTTTCCTTTAAGTGTAGCCAAATCGCCTTTAATACTTCCTGTTTCAAGAATACAAGCCGTCATATCCGTTCCGTTCAGTTCCCAAAGGTCGGTTCTCTTCTGAACACCTCTGCTTCTCATCTTCAAGTCCTTCTTGATAGATTTTTCAAGGCACTTTCCCAGCTTCTTTCCACTGCCGGACACATAAAGCGGCATTACCCCCTTCGGTGCTCCGCTATAATCGCAGTGAATTGACACATAGAGTTTGCACCCTACGTTGTTCGCCCACCTTACATCCGCAATCATGTTTTTGTTGTTTCCGTGGTCGGCATCCGAAATCACGGTTACACCCGATTTCCGCAAATACTTAACAGCGGCCTTTGTGATTTTCAGCATGAGCGCCGCTTCGCTATGTCCCTTATATACGCAACCGGAATCCCAAGAGCCATCAATGCTTACACCGTGTCCGCACTGAACCGCAATCGTTTTACTCATCTACTTCACCTTCTTCTTCGTCTGCTTCGTCCTCTTCTTCTGCCAGTTCGAAATCCTGTACTTCGTCGTCGGTCATTTCAATGTTCGGTCGCACATTGAGTCCCAGCGCCTGCTGGAAGGACTGATTCAGACCAACGGAAGCAAGACCCGAAACAGCACCGAATACAACACCGTCAAAAGTCATTCCTGTGGTAGCAATTCCACAAATGATACCAATGATGAACAGTGCGGTTGGAATCCACTTGTTATCCATCGGAAGCCAACGCTTCATTACAAAACCCACGCACAAACAGAAAGCCACAATCTGTGGTACGAAATACTGAGTAATAGTTGTCATGTCCATTTCTTCCTCCAAATCCGCTCCATGAGAGCTTTTGTTTATATAAGTGATAATTTATACCTTGGGTGAATTGAAAACCGTCAGAGCGTAAATATGAGCCGTGTAAGGCTATATCAACGTCCTATCAGATAATCGGTTAGCTCTGCTTTCGCCTGTTTCATCGCTTCAATGTCGTTTCCATCTATCCCATGAGCGAGAAGCGCCAAAAGGGCACGCTGTGTAATTGCGTTCCCCTCTTCTAACTGATTCAGTCTTTCATAATCCGCAACTGCTTTTTTCTCAAGTTTTCCAATTCGTTCATCTTGTGTCTTATTTGGCTTCTGCATTCTATTGATACACTCCGCTATTACTTTTACTGCGGCTGAAATAGCTACTATTGCTCCCGCCAACCACAAAATATCGCTTACCGTAAACATGATAGGGTGATTCATTACGCCCTCCGTTCCCAGATATGCACGCCGTAATAGCCAGGATGGTATGCTGCATTTTCAAAGCTACCTGTTCCCGTATCGGTAATACTAGCGCTACCTGTTGTTTTACAATCTCTCTGCTCTCCCGAAGGGCTGCTACTTGTAGCCGTGCGAACCATTGGAACCTTGTATTTTGCCGAATGGTCGTCAAACTTTCCCCCGAACGTCTCAAACTGCCACACCTTCTGAGTCGCAATTGCGTAATATCCTTTGCTCGATACATTGTGAGTGTGCCTCATTCCGTGCACGTGCGGTGGAAGATTCGACGATGTAATTACATGGTCGGTTGAACCACCTGTAGAGCCTCCGCCACTCATAACCGCCTTGAGATAAACATCTTCGGTTACGTGGTGCCACTCTCCACCGAACACTTCTGCCGGATTGAAATTATCATCGCTTGTCATGTATACAGAGCCGACCGGGTAAACCTTTTCGTACAGCTGGTCTTTAATGGCACCCATGATAGAGTCAACATCAAGGCTCAATTTTGTTCCACCTGTAGAGTCTGCATTACAGTTGACGTACACACCACCCTTAAGGTATAGGTTGCCGTCCCAATCAAGGGCATAGGCGTTGGAACGTACAGTTTCTAATCCTTCGGAGTTTCCGTTACCCACAATGTCCGCAAACTTATTATCGTTGTCTACAACATTGAATCTACCTTGTACGTGCTGGTCTTTGCCGTTGGCAATTGTCGCCGTACCTTCCGAATGAGAACAAACGCCCGCCGCCTTTGTGTTCACTCCCTCGGCGTGGGATGCGCCACCACTCGCTGTTGTTCCACGAGCCCCCTCTGCGTGAGAGCTCTCGCCACTTGCTATCGGTCCTTTCCCCTCTGCATGGGAGCTATCCCCTGAAGCTGTAGTGTACCACCCTTCCGAATGGCTTGCGTGTCCCTGTGCCTTACAATCAACGCCTTCTGCATGTGAAAAGTTACCAGTTGCTTTACTTCTAATTCCCTCTGCATGGGAATCTTGCCCTGTTGCTTGGGTGTCTCTTCCGCCAACATCCGTTGCCGTGAGAACTATATCCGTATCGAGCGCCTTTTCGTTCACCTTCCGTGTAATCGGAACATACTTCGAAAAGTCGATAACAGCAAGTTTCACCCACTTGTCGTTCGCATAAATGTATGAAGTGTACGCTGTCCCAGCTTCATTCATGACAAGGTACAGAATTCCTGGATCGCCAACTTCGGGGAGTTCATCAACAATCTTGTTCCCAACAATGTTCACCTGTAGATTGTTCAAATAATTATTGATTTCCTGTAGAGCCTTCGCCCATTTATCCGCAAGGTCTTTTTCTAAAGACCCTTCGAGGGCGGTAACTCGTCCGTTAAGGTACTTGTAGCCAACGTCATTTGAAGTAACATATGTTTCCTCGTTGTCTCGTACCTCCATTCTTACATCAGACATATTTCGTCCTCCTTCGTTCTTGGTGGAGCTTCTCTAAGACTTCCCCCGACTGGTATCTGAACAACCTTTGCACTGCATTTGTTGCCGTTCTCATCGCCCCATTTAAGCTGAACCTGAACTCCGCCTACTTGGAATCTCATTGTTTCTTCTGCCGTTAGGTGGCATTTTACATTTGCACCGATTGTTTTTATTCCTGACATTGGATGGTCGGGGTCGGAATCATCAAAGAATTCTTCGTTAATGTCTTTGATTTCAAGCTCTTTATTGTATTTTGTAATGCTTACTTCATTCTGCTGAAATGTCACAAGAACGACTTTCTCTTCACTCAAGGCGTTCCTGAACCTGTCTCCGTAAACATCTATTGATACCGTGAAGGTATCACCTCTTACTATTGACATATTCACCTCCTACGCCGTTCTCTTCCAAACGTATACAGCTAAGTATGGCGGCATGTTCTTACCCGCTCCATCTACACCAGTATTGCCAATCTGTACTTTCGCACCGCTAATATACGGCTGTTCTTCGGATAATCCGCTTGACCAATTGAGACCTGATTCAGCCGCTGAACTTGAAGCGCTAACTTTACTACCATATGTATATCTTTTAGAGCTTGAACTAGTCGCTACCTTCATACGCTCTACACCGCTATTGTGTGTGTAGGTTGCGAAACCTATGTTGTCTCCAAGGTTCGTCCCATGCGTATGTGCGTTTTGTGTATGGGTATGTTCTTGTGCTACGTGTGTATGCCTTACAACAGTGGCATTCGCCGAACCACCAGTTGTTCCCGCTCCGTATGAGCTACCAGAAGCAAGAAGGAACGTGTCTTGAATCCGTTCCCACGACCCACCAAAAAAAGTTGATGGGTCAGTGGAATTCACGCTCATATAGATTGAGCCTACGGGATAGCATTCTTTCCAAATCCTACCCTTCATAAGCTCAAATACCTTTTTTAGACCAACGTCGTCTAGTTTCATAGGCTATCTCCTAACCGAATACCTGTGTAAAGATACTCTCAATCGTTGCATTCGAAATTGGCGAGTCTGCTGTTCCTACTGCCGGAAGGCTTGCTCTCGTCACTTTGATTACACCGTCCTTTTCCGACACAGACGATACATATTTCCCCTCTTCGGCGGTATCGGTATAATCAAGATTATTAATGGCAATTCTTATATTTGCTGTACTGGTCTCATCGGTGATAAAGCCAAGGTCGTTTGCAAGGTCGGAAACTGCTACTGGAATCTCCGTTTTCTTTGCGTACGGTGTGAGGTCAATATCGGTTGTACCGATTTTCTCATACCGTGCCGCTGTGCTACCGTCTGCCGGAAGGAAAATGTATTCATCATAGCTGTTCTGATTCGTGCTACCGCTATGTGCTATGAGGTAGATAACCCCCTTCTTTCCGTCCGATACTGCCGGAAGGGAATCAACAATCTTGTATTCAAACGATGTGATTTGTCCGACTGCGTGACTAATCGCTTTTTTGACCTCTGTCATGTTTACAATGGAACCATTATTATATGCCGCTTCAACCTCTGACATAAACTTGGAAGAGAATGAATACCGTGTCGCATAAACTTGTCCGTCCTCTTGTGCTAGTGTATTAATATAATAGTCACCAGGATCGCCGGTATCGTCAGTGGTGTTCATATTCAGCGTTCCAATCTTTTTTGAAATAGCTGTATCAACTTCGGTCACATTTTGATACTGACTGTCATTTGTAAGCTGTGATGTCTTTGTTGGAATGGCCGTAATTTCTGCCTTCTTCGCCAAGAGAGACTTAATCTTTGTGAGAATTTGTGTTACACCAGCATTATCTAAATAAGTTGCCATAATTACCCCCATTAATCGTTAAATAAATTGTTCAATAGAGACGTTATTTCATCTTCTGGTATTGGAGTTGAACCGTCTCCTTGAACTATAGTTGTATTATTCGTGTAGAAGTTCTTTACTTCATTAACTGTCGTTTCCTTGGTGTCCGTGTTAACTACTTCGTCTAACGCTCTTTGAACAGACTCCTTTAGTGATTGGAGCCTCTTCTCTCCGTCTATGTTCGGGTTGTGGTCATAGTCAATTATCACTGCTTAACCACTCTTGAAGAACCCTGTCTGTATTTCCGTGTGAAAGAATCAATTCGACAACGACCGACACCAGTTAGCCGTACATAGAACCTCGAACATCTTCTCGGAACAATCGGAACATGAACCGAAAGTTCATTCTCTGCGGAAATCTCCTTTATGGTCTCCCATTTACAATCGCTCAACTTCAATGCATTCATAGCAATCTCTATTTTGAGCGTTGCTGTTTCGGGTAGCTGAACTCTCATCTGTAGCTTGGAATATATCTTCTGATTTTCGATGTATTCATCGAATGGTCCGAAAGTGGCACTCCACGGAATAGGCTCATCGTTCTTCACTGGTGCTATGTCAAAATCTTCTGCGTCCAATACGAGAACATTTTTCTGTGCGTTATCCACCATCAGAAGCTTGTTCTTGTAGTTTCGGAAGCAGTGTACACCCACCGTGTCTTCGATATGCCAAAGTCCCGTGCCAGTATCACAAACGAGAACCTTGTAGCCGCCGCCCTTCATGTGGATTGACGCATAGTATTTCTTATGCCGCGATCCCGACACAACATTGTCGTACTTCCAGTCGCCGAACTTATCACTAATGCTGTATGGGTTTCCGCCCTCATAGCACATAATCCCCACTGGCGACTTGTAGAAAATCATGTTGTTCACCGTCGCTATAGATTCACTTGAACCTTCTTCCACTCCGAAACCCTCGATAATCGATGTTTGGAACGATGAAGGTGCTGAACCGTAAACTCTGTGAATGAAGTTCTCTTTAAAGAACAGAAGGTGAGACGAGTACACCGCACAACCAGTCCAATTGCCGTTCGTTCCTTGCTGTGCATAGTAGGAATCCATGCTTGTGTTCTGATAGCAATCCCATGACATTGGGTCTCCCAGTTTGCTGGCATAAATCGTATTATCCTTGTTGCTCACTCCCCATAGGCGGTTATTCCACTCCATGAAGAAATCAAGCTCGGGAACGACACGCTCAACCTTTAAATGGCCCGCAAAGAATCCTGTGTACTTGCTGTTCATTAAAGAGCTTGCCGCACATGGACTAATGTATGCAGTAACCGAGGAAAACTCGTCTTTACTGAATTTGATGAAGATTCCCTCATACGTTCCTTTTGTACCGAGCGCAACTGACAAATCGAATGGGTCTCCCGTTTCGCCGTCATATGCCGTGTAATTGAACGTAGGAATAGGAATATCCCCAATCTTCAAAACATCGAGCGCGGTAATAGGAATTTGCGGTGCTGTGAAGTTTCCTTCATCGTCCGCAAGCACACCTTCGTTTCCCTCCGCAACTTTCACCTTCTTGTTGTTCAGTCCGACAAAATCTCCCGACAATCTGACAACATCGCCTATTCGAATCATACTTTTAAGCTCCGAGAACTTGTCGTTAAAGGTTTGCCCCGCAGCATATTTTTGTCCTCTCGCCGAAACCATCAGATATAGGTGCTCCTGGTCTTGTGGGTCAATTAATACACGTCCTATCCAATCTGCGCTGTAGTCGTGAATCATGTAGTCTTCTGCCGGGTTCTCAATTCCATCAAGGTAATCTTCACTTACATTATGATGGAAATACCCCATTGAACCGAAATCTTTAGTTCCTACGTTGAACCACTGTTTAGATGGGAAGAAACAAATGTAATTGTTCACCGCTACCATCTTCTCTTTACCCGAAAGCGATATGTCGTACATCGTTCCGTCGTACCAAAAACGCCATACTCCATCAGAGTTCGCACCAACGATCGCTATTTTTGTTCTTGAATCTGTAGGGTCTCTACGCTCCATAAGGTCTTGAACCTTTGTACAATCAAGCGGAATCTCTGAAAACAAGCCGCGTGCTTTTCTCTGAGTGAGCGTTGGGTATAAGTCGCATGACATGTTCAGCATATCTGCCATTTCCCCCGACTCTACGGAAGCTTTTCTATTCAGTCCCTTAAACTCTATAACTCGTTCCTCAAGCGGTGACGGCTTATTCTGTAATGCTTGTAGTGGCATTGCCTACACCCCCTTTAAAACACGTTTATAAAGCGTTTAGGGCTTCTTTTGTGATATGCCCTAGTTCTGACTGACCAATCCGCAAAATCCCTGAAATCGGCGATATGCTGTGCTTGGTCGTTCTCGTAATTCTCGTACTCTTCAAGGACATAATCTATCCTTGCTTTAAGGTATGATATATAGAGCTTGTCATATGGCGGTTTAACCAAAAGGTCTTTATCCATGTCCAGCTTCAAGTCGTAGCTTGTAACTGGCACAATCTCCATTTGGTCTTGCACCTCTGCTTCAATCTCGTTGATATATCCCAAGAGCATTTCATCACTGAAAGAATTCGGCTTCTCCGTCTTAATTAAATTCAGAAGGTCTTTTACTTTCATTTCTGCTCCTTTACAAAAAGGGGAAACAGAAGTTTCTGCTTCCCCTATCGCGTTTACACTTCACCGTAGTTTTTCGATGTCATTTCTTCCTGTTTCTGCATTGCTACCATCATCTGCTTGTCGGAATTTCTGAGAACGTCTGCCACGCACAATGGCACTTCTACAGGCTCTCCGCGCTTAATCTGATAGTCCTTCATGTTGACACCGACATAAACGCTGTCACCCATGCCCTCAATAACAGGAAGCTGAATTACTACGGTTTTCGGTTTCTTTTCTGCTGTAGCTGCTTTTCTCGTTGTTGCCATATTAACTCCTTCGTTAATGCTTGGCTTTAGTTGGATACGTCTTCTGCTCCAGAGCAAGTATGCTCGATTCTTACCATTCTGAAATCGTCAAGAATCGTTGCTGTCTTGTTCAGCTTCCAACCCATGGTTGCTCTCTGATTCAGTGGGTCTGCTGTTCCGCCCGAGCCAAGCTGTTTAGTAATAGTTTCGATTCCACCGCCATTGATAGAGGTGATACCGTATGCATCCGCACCAAGTACGAGGGTAGCGTATACAGGAACAGTCGCTTTGCCATCTGTCTTGCTCCAAATCTTCGCTTCGGTAGACTCTACAAAGCGTACTCCGTACATGTGACCGATTTCACCGTTGAAAATCTTGTCGGAAGTGGTGTACTTCTGAGCCTCAATCCATTCAGGGTCATTCATCAGGTCATATGCGGTATCGGTGTGAACGATTGCCACATAGCTGTCCCCAATCTTCGGCGCATTGTGTCTCTTCAGCCAACGAACGGCCTTCTTAATGTCCGCAATCTTCAGAGTGTCTGTTGCCTTCAGCTCGCTTCTCATTGTAGCTTCGCCAGCAAAGAGCGCTTTGTTTCCGGCACACAGAATATCTCTTGTGATGGTATCGGAAGTTCTGCCCGCCTGGGACCCGAGAAGTTTCAGGGTCTCCGCAGTCACCTGGTCAAATGCAGTAAGGTTCAGCATGTCGGATGTGGTTACATATCCGCCGTACTGCTTAATTTCTGCCTCCAACTTGGTTACGTTCAGGCTCTGACCATCAGGGGTTACACCCTCGGTGAGCGGCTTCTTATCCATCTTCGGAAGACTAGAGAACTTTCTGAACTCAATCTTCTTTCCGTTTCCGCCCGGAATAGGTCGCTTCTGACCGAACTGATCGTGAACCAGTTCAGGCTCTGCCGCACGAATCAGAACCTTGTCATAGAAGGTCTTCATTTCAGGGGACAGGTCGTTAGGTGCGCTAGCCGCAGTGGTAACGTTGGTGTTCAAATCGAACAGGTTAAAAACGTACTTAAACATATTCTTTTGCTCCTTCTGTATTCTTGTATATCTCGATACAGACAAGAGAGCTTTAGAACGAGAATGTTTTACCACTCTCTACTTCCTTCAAAATCTTGTCCATATCATCATTCGTGAACTCTGAAGGATTTACCTTTCTTGCTACTGCCGGTTGGTGCTTTAGACCATTTTCAGCAGGTCGTGATTGTCTCTGTTGAATCTGATTCACTACATCCTGTTTTGCACTTCTTGTAGACTCTTCTGTGAGTCCTTTCAGAATGTCTTGTGTGTGGGTCGCTACAAAGGCATCGATAACAGAAATGCCATTCTCGATTAAGTCCGTAAACTTCGGGTTGTAGCTCATTTCTTGCTCAAGGTCAAAGTTTGGGAATGATTCTCTAAGCTCGTCAGCCTCCGCATTCCATGCGGTCATTCTTTCCGCTTTCTCTGCCTCTGCCTTGTACTCGGACAAAGCACGCTGGTTCTTTTCCAGCTCTTCTTGTAGCCGTAGATTCTCTCTGTATTGGTCTGGAGTGATACCCTTCTCACGGGCGGCGTCCTCAATCCAATCATCATCACTCTTAATGGCTTCGGTTAATCCCTCAATATCGCCCCTTTCGAGTCCGTAATGTCTCATAATCGGCGCTAATGCGTCCTCGTAGCTGTCAACTCTCTCCTGTGCACTGGATTGATTCTTGAATCTGTTGTTGATAGCGTCGGATACCGCTTTGCCGTAAAGTTCATGGAATCTGCCGTTCTTTCCGACAAGCTCCGCAAACTCTTCCTCGGGGCTAATTTCTTCCTGACTTCCAGACTCAGACGCGCTGTTATCCGATTCCTCCGTGTCTAATCCGTATGCAACTTCCGGTGACTCCGTAGTATCGTTGTTATCAGTCCGCTCCCCACCGCCAAGTGAAGCGAGGAATTTGTCTGCTTCTGCTCCCAGTCCGCTCTGACTTCCTGATGAAGCGTTGCCTTCTCCACCTTCTCCGTCAAAAAGTGACCAGTTAAATTTGAATTTTGTCATACTTTATTTCCTTTCTGTCTTTTATAGAGCGACGAACTCTTAATTTCTGACAATGCTATTTTATATAACGCTCTTTCATATCTCTCCCCCGCGAAAAAAGCCCCAGTCCGTTAAGACTGAGGCTTTCCCCGATGATTTTTAAGGTTATGTGTTTGGAATTATGAAAAAATCAGGTTCGCAAGTTAATGTGAGAATCTATCTGTATAGAACTAACTTACAGCTCTATTATAACATTTGGATTATCCCTTGTCTCAGGAATTAAAGTCGTCTACCCCGATTAATTTTACACCGTTGTATTGACTTCTCAATTCTACAAAGGTCCCCCACACTGCGTGGAATACCGCTAAAACGCTCTCAGTGTACTTGTGAGCCACAATAATGACGTGTCCGGGCTCATACACCTTCGGTACAATCCCATGCGGTAAAACGGCGCTCACAAGCACGTTGCATAGAGTCGAGTACATGATACACTCATCATGGGTGTTCGCATGATTCACGCATTCAAAGAAAATATCATTTTCCGATACGGTCATTTTTACGGTCGTCATGCTACTTCACCTCCGAGGCGCTACGAGCTGTTTCTCTCGCTCTGTCCAGTCTGTCGGTGTTCGTTGTCTTCTTCGCCGCTCTATCTTCTGCCGACCCTTCCTCAGATACCACTGGAGCGCCGTTATTTGCGTTCTGAGCCATCATAACTTGATTCGGGTCTACTAGTCCCATCTGTACAGCCGCTTCCGGTGAGAGCTGAATAATAAGCTGTTGCATCTGCTGGAACTGTTGCATGAATGTATCATTCTGCTGAATCTGCTGTTTAATCTTTTCCTTGCCCTCAAATTCCATCATGTCAAGGCATACAAGCGCAGGTGTAGCATTATCAGGCGCAAACAATCCAAGCTGGTAAAGCTCTTTCGCCGTCTCGTTCTGTGAAGCTCTTGAAAATGGGCTCTGCTTTTCGGCGGATACTTCCAAGTCAAAAATGCTCTTTTTGTGCCGTGTTCCTTCGGGTGTTGTAATGTCCTGAGGTGCAATGTTCACGTTGGAATAGTCCATGTATTCATAACGACCCGATCCATCATCAATACGGAATGTTCTCGGTTCGGTGTAGAACTGCCGAATCAGTTCAATTTCGAGATAGTACTCTTCTCTTGAACCTCGGTACATTGCTTTGTTAATGTCTCTCGATAATTTGCTTCCAGCTTCCTGAAGAGCTGCTATTGCACTCGCCGCAGTTACACCCGAAGCGGTAGAACCCTGTGAGAAGTCTCTGTTTCCTGAAATCTCTTTCAGCTCGTCTATTTTCGCTTCCAAGTGAGTTTCAACGATTGCCGGGAGCGTGTCAACGTCCATTTGCTGAACTGCCGACCCAAGGTCACCTGAACCGACTTCTACAATCTCTTCATTCCAATCCGCAAAGGCTTCCTTGTTGATGTCTGCGTTCTTCTTTACCCACCAACGCGGCTTTGCTTTCATCATGGTATTTTTCATGATTGCCTGGTCTAACTTGTCAATGTCCCGCTGTGGGTACTTCATAATGTCGAGATAGCCAAAGCCGCAAGGGCTATCCTTGACCGGGAAGCACTTGCGGAATACATACGGGTATTTTCCATGCTTATAAAAGCCGTCCTGGTACTCTGGGTTATCCTCTGAACAGAATACGCACTGGTCACCGATGATAATAGCCATGTGCAGAATCTCACGCGGTACAAGGTGTTGCGCTACTGTCTGAGGGTCAATGTTAATGAGAACTGGTCTCATTTCCAACTTCTTGTAGTAGCAATTAATAATTTCAATGTCGTTCTGATGGTTAATATTATCATCGTGAATATACTCGGTGATGAAGCCCTGTTTTCCTCCGCCTATCTTCTCCGCTATATCGGGGTACTGTAGTTTCACGTCGTTCACATCAGCCACGGAAACATCAAAGAAGTATTTCGACTGCTGAATGTCTTCTATCCCCGGTTGCCAAAATACGTTATGAATATCCACATTGGTTTTCTTGATGTCGCCCATTCCGTCGTGAGCCATCGGGTCCCACAATACCGCTGTGATAGCTGTTCCATCAATCAGGAAGTCATAACCAGCAGTGTTATAAACCTGTTCCGCGTCCGTGTGCTCTTCGATCGCCGGAAGAATCTTCGAAAGAATCTGAGCCTCTTCCTCGTCGTCTGCTTCACGTGCTAACACGTTAGCCTTTGGGAATGAGTCCATGAAGTCGGCGTGTTTGTTCAGAATAGAGTTTACCGCCCACGCTGACCCGACTTCTACCCTTGCTTTGCCCGCTTCCGTCTTGCCCTGAATGACGTTCCAATGTCTGAGCCGCCACCATTCCTGATTTTCTGTTGCCTTCATGTCGACGGTTGTTTTTCCGTCCTTGTACTCGTGCAGAATTTGAAGCACTTCCGAAACCTTGTCGGGCGTAAAGTGCGGTTCAGTCGGTGCGCTCTGCTGTGGCTGTTCTGTCTGCTCTTTCGGTTTATACCGTTCCGGGCGATACTCTCCGGTCTGCTGTTCCCTCTGCTCGTTCAGCTGTCTCTGTTCTCTCTGCTGTTCTCCGTTGGTCTGTTCCTTCGGCTGTCTTCTCGGTTCGGTCTGCTGTCTCTGCTCTCGTGGTTTCGGCTGACTTTCCCTCTGCTGTCCGTTCTGCTCCCTCTGCTGTCCGTTCGGTGTCCGCTCCGCTTTAGGTGCGTTCTGCTCCGCTTTGCGGTCGTTCTGTGCGGTCTGCTGGTTCTTCTGCTCCGCTTTTGCGTCCTTTTTTGCGTCCTTTGCGTCCCTCTGTCCAAACTGATTGTTTTTCTTGTCGGTCTCTGCTTTCCGCAGCTCTTTGTTTTTCTTCATGCTCTATACCTCATAAAACGTTAATATATCGTCTGTCTGCTGTCCCTCTACCTTGTCTCTGACCATGTTCAGCGGGTCGTCAATGTTGTTCGGGTCGATGATTTTCTTGTGGTGCATTTCCCTAGGTGCTATCGGTCGAGCCATGCACACATACCGCCACTCGTCATAGTTATGGTCTTCTAACGATGTATCAATGTCCTCTACTCTCGTTTCGTCGTACATCAGCGCCGGAATGCACCGGATGAAGTGTTTACACGTGTTAAAGACGTAGAACATCGGTCGCCCGTCATCGTCAAAGGCTAATCGGTAATGACACTGCATTTTCCCCGGAATTCTCTGATGGTCTCCACGGTCAAAGTAAACCCTGTGCTTTTCCATCGTCTCCGCTATGCTTTCCCCGCCGTCCTCTGCGAATATAGCGGGGTCGGCAATGCCGAACACGTGGCGCCCTTTCATATATGGGTGTTCTTCTTCCATGCGCCTAATCTCTTCGGCTACATGGTCAACCGTCCATTGAACGCCTTCATTCGGCTCACCAGTACAGCCGTATAGTTCCGCGAAACGATACATTCGCCCCGACGGTGCCACGGCATACCATCCAACCGAGAAGGGCTTGGAATATCCCCAGTCGAATCCGCGGTATATGTTCCACCCTATCGGAATCGGGAACGGTTCGATCACGTGTGTATAGCGTTTATCTGCGTAATGTTCGGGCGCGTCCGTGAATTCGGTAAACACCTGACCCGCGAACACGTCCCAACGTCCATACCTCCACGCCTCCCGCAGTGCTTTCGGTAGCGCTTCCAGCTGTGCTAGGTAATCAGGTTGAGACTCCATAAGCGCTTTATTGTCATCAACAAGCGCTTGAATGAATGCATACTCGTTAGGGTTTTCGCTCGGCTTATATTGCTTATCGATAAACAGCCGCTTAATGTACTGGTGTCCCTGTCCGCCGGGGTTACACGTGTAATACACGCGCTTCGGGAAGTCGTTGACACCTCTCAAAGTGGCGGTTATTGTCCTCATTTGGTATTCGCTTAATTGCGTCGCTTCATCGAGAAATATAACGTCATATTCCAAGCCCTGAAGCTTGTCGAGGTCGGCATCACGGGCGCAATACATAAATTCAATTGTTGAACCATTGGAAAACGTCAACAATTTTTCTGTGCTGTTATAGGCGGCAAAATCCCGTGTCATTGCTCGCAGTGTCCTAATGTGGTTGCCCTCCAATTCCTTGTACGTCCGGCGAACTATCAACATATGAATTCCTGGGAAGCGTTGCGCCAATAGAATGGCTTTAACTCGCACCGCCCACGACTTCCCACCGCCACGGGCGCCACCGTAACCGATGTATTTTCGGTGGCACCGGAGGAACATATCTTGCTTTGGTGATGGTGTGCCCAATTGCACCGTTTCCAGTCGTCTTTTATTCGCTGTAGTCTTCACAGTAACCCCCCACAACAATCCGAACGCCCTTCACGCCTTCCGCGTCTCGTTCTTCACGCTTCCGTGTTAGCTCAAGCCGTTCTTTCTCGATTGCTAGGCGCTCACGCTCCAGCGCCAGGCGCTCCGTTTCAATCTGTTTCCTGTGTCGCTCCTGTGCGGTCTCCAGTCCGTGTAGTGATCGCTTCAGCGCTTCCAACGTCTTGACGCTGTCGGTCAGGTCTCTGAGGGCGCGGGTGTCCACTTTGTCGCTGGTTATGTCCTTGTAGGCGGTTTCCGTGGTGCCGTCCTTGTGGCGCGTGGTAGATTGCACTAGGTAGCGGTGTAATTGCTCGCCGTCCTCCAGCGCTTTCCGCGTCTCACGTTCCAACGCGTCCACCACGCCCGACAGCCCCACCAAATCTGACGCGACGCGGTAGGCGGTGCAGTTTTTCGCCGTCTCAATTGCTTTTTCCGTCACCGCCCCACGATAGGCGGCGCGTTGGTCGTTCCACCGTTCCCGATATAGATGGTTACCAAGCGTTCTATAGTTAACGCCATGCCGCCGGGCGCACTCCTTCGGGGATGCGTCGCCGGTGATGTAATCTTTCCGGATGGCGTCCCAATCCGGAAAGCTTTTTTTCTTCTTCTCCATTTTTCCCCCTTTCCGGTTTTTGTCGTTGTTACGATTCTACACGCACGCGCGGTGCCAGTTCGCCCACATTCCAACGCAGGCGCAACGTAACAGAAACGCACGAACATATGTTTTTATTCAAAATTGTATACAATCCAAATTTAAAAAGAGAACATCAGTTCTTTTAAAAAAAGTATAAGAAAAGTTAAAAAAATGCTTGACATGGTTATACGTTCGTGGTATTATATAGTTGTCAAAGGGAAGAGGCCCAAAGACAAAAACCCAAACGTTAAATCAATTAAAAGAAAAGTGAGGTAAACACAATGAGAATCAACGCAAACAACACAAACAAAATCGCATGGATTAGAAACCTGTACACCGGTGAAGAGTTCGAGGGGCTGTTCCCGATGGATGAGGACGAACTGGACGCACTCGAAGACCGCGCCACCTGTGAAGGTTCGCACGATTGCATGGTGTGCGAAACAGAAGGCTTTTATGGCTTTGCAAATGAATTTTGTTCACTGTACGACCTGAACGACCTCGCGGAACGCCTGGAGCGCCTGGAGGACGAGGACGCCGACAAACTGGAAGCCATGGCGGAATACTGCGACACCCTGGACGACATCGAAGACGCTTGGAATGACTCTTATTTCATCGCCAATACGACCGGGGCGGACTATGCGCAGGAATTGTGCTATGAGTGCGGTTACATGCCTTCAGAGCTTCCGGGCTGGATTAGCTACCATATTGACTGGGAAGGCGTATGGCGTGAGCTGAGTTATGACGGCTACAGCGAAATCAACGGCGGCGTGTTGTACGTTGCACAGTAGCACAATAGGGGGCGCAAGCCCCCGCCCGTAATGCGGCCGAGGACTGTTGCAAGCCAGTAAAAACGCAGAGCACGGAAAACGAAAATAATATTAAATGAAGGGAGACCCAAAAATGGAAACTATCATTGAGAACGGAAAGAAAATGGAGGGCATACCATACCCGGTTGCAGTGTGGGACGCAAAAAACGGCATGTGGGATGATTCTATCTATGAACTGGGCGCAGTGTTTGCCAATTCCGAAGATGAAGCCATTGAGTTGGCAAAGGATTACATTCTTGAATGTGTCTATGCCTTGGATGTAGACGAGGAAGAGCGGGAGCGAAAGATCAAATATTATAGCAATGATGGAAACTACATCATTGACAATAACCGCCATGAGCTACACCTGTTTGTATTCGAAGAGTACACCGACAAGGGAGGCACGGGAGAAATCACGTTGTTCACGGATAAAGACGAAGCCGTGAGAGCCGCAGAAAAAGAATGGCGCCACCTGTTTGAGAGCGACAAACGCGACTACCGCCGGGACGTGTGCGGCACCTTCCGCGTGTATGAGGTTAGCATTCCATATTCCGACCTAATCGGAGAAGGTGAAGAAGCATACACCGAAAACCCCTACACCGAATACGAAGAATGGGAGTGGTATAACGCGCTCAAAGAAGACTAATTGAAGGGAGAACCAAATGAAAGAGAAGAAAACAGAGTTTATTGCAGTAAAGGTTACACCTTCTTTCAAGGCTAGGGCGAAAGCTCTAGCCGATGAGGAAGGCAGAAGCCTGTCAAACTATATAGAGTGGCTTATAAACAACGACATTAAGAGAAGAGAACAGGAAAATGAGGAGGCATAAAATGACTTACAGAGCATTATTCAAATTCGACAAGCTGAGCGAGAACGCAAAAACCGAGTATGAGCAGAACGTTGAAACATTCCTGAAGTATGTGAACGCAATCGGCTGGGATTACACTGTTGAGGATATGGAGAACGCTATCAAGCACGACAACCTCACCGACCACGAGACGGACGACGGAAGAGCATTCTTCCACTATCTAGACGACATTTTCGAATTTGTAGTTCGACCGGGCGAAATCCTGGACGGCGACGACATGAAGGAATACACAAAATATATCTACTAATCGCACCGCCCTCCCCTCGCGGGAGGGTTTTTTGTGCATAAAAAAAGCGGGTCCACCGTTTCCAGCAGACCCAAAAACCCAAAACATTATCAAACTAAAAGAAAAGTTCGGTAACGGTGACATTATAACACACTTTCCAAGACAAGAGAAGCCGTTTATGGTATAATATTAATGTGAATTGTTAATCATTTTCATTCTTTTCATTTTTGTAAAACTCCTGTTATTTGATTATCATTGGTACTACAATTGCGGAAGCTCCCGAAGCATAATAAGCTTTGGGAGTTTTCGTTTTTTGCCTTTTTGGTTCCCTTTGAAGGGAGAACCATTTTATTTTTCCATGTTTCGAGTTTTTTCGAGTTTTTTCGAGTTTTTTTCGAGTTTATTCAGACGTCCATTTAGCTTTTTGAGCTCGCCCTTCATCGCTTTCACCTGATGGCCTAAATATATTTCCTTTTGTCTTGCCATGTCACTGTTTATCTGTTCCCACACATGGGAAATTGTGATAGCGTATGGGCAACGTTCCCATGCACTATCACAATACTTCGCCATATGGTTTTCCTTGTCTTCCTTGCAGATAAACCGCCTTGACGTGTCCTCACAATATAGGACCTTGTCTTTTTCGTGCCGATAATACGGGCACAAGGTGTAGTGACCATTATTAGGCAAGTTTTCCCCTTTCCGCTTCACGCGTGATTTTGTAGTTGATCCAGTCGTCGAGTTCTTCACGGCTCATGAATTGCTTCCGGATTTGTTCGAGCATAATATAAACGTCGGCTATCTCTTCCTGAACCGCCTCAATCCTTCCCTCTCCCGGGCCCTTGTTGTAGCATTTGAGAAGCGCTGCTTCGAGTTCCGATAGCTCTTCACAAGTCTTGACTACCTGATTTCTGAATCCGTGTTTCTTCAAGATTGAATTCAGCAGCTGTTTTTGATTCTTCGTGAACATTAATTTCCCTTTCGATTCGGTTCATTAAATACAGAAAGAATAACCACTTTGCGCCTTTTCCCTTGTTCTTCACACATTCCTTTTTTTAGAATTTTCCACATTTTCTCTTATTTGCTCATTTAATTTCTTCCGGTGCTATTCACATCTATCGCCCAGGTAATACAGTTCCCCGTCACGCAATCTCTCTTCCGTTGTCTCCGTCAACTCTTCCATGCGGTTAAGAATAGTGCCAAGCTCTTCAGATGAATATTGTTTAAGCTTATCGTGTGCATATCTGATTCCGTCCAAGAATGCCTTTTCGTCGCTTGTCAGCGGCTCTTCCTTTTCTTGATAGATAATATTAAGTCCGTATTCTTCCGCTACTTCGTGCTCAATTCTGCATCCAATAGCCTCTTCCCAGCCGTCGCAGAAATATACTGTGTCGCAACAGCTCATCTTGTTAAGCACTAACGAAAGCAACCACAAAGGGTCGTTGCGGTCCGCGTAACTTTGCGGAAAAAGTGTACCAGCGACAATATAGCCCTTCATTTCGAGTTGTACTTTTGCGCGATCCCGCACTATCTGAATTTCTTCTCTTGTTCTATCCTTCATCGGTAAACTAATCATTGCTACTTTTTTTTTAATTGTTACCCCATTCATTTTGAAGTCCCTCCATTTCGAAATCTAATTCTTCTGATAACCAATCT